CATGACCAAATTGCAGAAAGTATTCGCTACAAGTTTGATAGCGTTGTTCCTGGTGCCATCGCAGTCTAATGCCGCACATGAGTTAAGCATTGAAGATATACAAAGTATTCAGAAAGATTTCTTTCAGGATACTACTGGTGATGATAATGCTACATATTCAAAAGAAGCAAAGCCTGTAATCTGTTTCAATGACCGAGAACTATTGATTAGTCGTTTAACTGATTTGGGTAAGGAACCCAAGATTGTTGGACCAACTAAAGATGGTCATCTCATGGTCATTTACATAGATATGGAAACTGGTGCATTCACTGTAGTTGAGTTTTTAGGTTCATCAAAAATTGGTTGTATTATTTCTGATGGCGATGACTTGAAAGTACATAAGTCTTTAATGGTTTGGGGTGACAAAGGAATCTCTTTGTAGTATAAATAGTTCATAAGTATTTATCACAAAAATCAAAAAGGACACCAATATGGCTAATATATTAAAAACTCATGGAGTTACAGTATTATCAAATGCGACTACTGGTACCAATGTAGGTCTAGCAAAAACAGTAAAGGTTATGTCAGTGACGGCTGGCGACTTAGTAATTTCTACTGCTAATAAAGAATCTGTCATTGGTACTATTTGTATGTTTACAGGTGAAACTGTGTATATTACAAAAAACCCAACTGATGAATTGAGTACATCAGACAATGCGGCTTCTTGGAAGTTTAGTCCCGTAAGTATTAGGGGTTAATTGAAGAGATATAAATAACTATAGTTCGATGAAGCAACTCGAATACGGACTGGACTCGGGTGCGACTCCCGACAGCTCCACCAAATATACATTTGGAGCGATTGAACGTGACAGGTAGGTAGGCACTAGTAGCTGAACCCGTAAAAACCTGGTGAGTGATAGAGCAATGACGAGTGTATATTTGATGGGGCTGAAGTAGGAATCGACAGACGGGATAGATGACGTGGAGAACTCGGTAGGCGATGACCGTTAATCAAGCAAATAAAATAAATGCAAATGATAACACATACGCATTGGCTGCCTAATTAGGCACCTAGGGTTTCGGTGAGTTTCCTCGTAACAGAATAACTCACCACTTTACAAAATACAATACACCTAAATATACTAAGAGGGTGACGTAATAATACGCACACCTATTTTCATTAGTTTGGAGATATAAGAATGTGCGTAATTGCAGTCAAATACTTTGACGGAATTGGATGGGTTGGGGCGAAGAATAGAGATAGAAACTATCAGCCTAAGATTCGAATCGTTCAGTCAAATAGAAAAAATATTCAACGTCTTTATATTGACGATGAACTTACACGATACACTGAGGGCTTGAATGAGTATGGAGTATCCATCTTGTCTGCGGCATTGTCTGTAAAAGACGATGAGAAAGAAGGCGATAAGATTGTTCCAGGTCAAAGAGATGCTGGCTACATGTCACCTGATGGTAAGACTATTCGTGATGCCTTGTTATTCAAAACACCAAAAGAAGCAGTCGCTCATATTGTAGAAAAAGAACTATCTGGTTGTACAGTAGTCTTCAATGAGTTTGATTGTTATATGGTTGAAGGCGGTTTCACTGTTAAGAAAAAAGATGAAACTGATGAGACTCCCAGAGAGTATATCTCAAAAGTTTCACACATGAAGAATTCAGTTGGCAACTATCTAGTTCGTACAAACCACGGTGTGTTCTTGCCTCAGCTTGGATATCAGAAAGATTCTGAAGATGAGAACAAAGCCCGCTCACGGAAGTCAAGTGAGACTAGATTAAAAATTGCCCGTAAGAATGTTAAGGCATGTACAGAACCAACTGACATGATGGATGCTCTTGCAGTCACACCTGAAGAAGATAAGTTTATGAATCCTATCAGGATTGGTGATACTGAAAAGGGTGAGATGGTAACTACTGGGCAATTGCAATTAGTACCAAATGATAAGACGATGCACTATCGTCCATTGTTCTCACATATAGAAGTTAAATATTCTAAGATTAATAGCCCAGAAGCAAAGACGTTCTTTGAGATAATTTCATCAAAGAAACTCTTGGGATTCATGGAGTGGAAAACATATAAGTAGTATACGAGGGGTCACTACCTAATAAGTGCGTGATAGACCATGGTTAGTTTATCATATCAACAGACATAACACACACAAAGGAGATTACTATGTCAAATAAAAATCCGTTCGAAATCCGTGCAGAAATGCTCCAGATGGCAAAAGACTATATGGACCAATCATTTCATCTTAATGCTGAGTTTGCTCGCCAAGCGTTTGAGCAAAATAAAATCAGTACTGAAGAGATGCAGAAAGCACTAGTACCATACTCTATTCAAGATATGATGGAGAAAGCAAAAGAGTTATATTCTTTTGTATCCACTAAAACAGAGTAAAGTTTTTTACTTTAACTAGTATCTAAGGGACGTTCGGAGCGTCCCTTTTTTTATTTGGAAACCCATATTTCTATAAATAACTGTATGGTGTGTTCTCCCTATTTCTTGTAATGATTATATTATAACAATGTAACGCATATAAGGAATAGTTATGATAGACCCAATTTCAGCATTTGCTATGGCATCTACTGCATTCAATGTTATCAAAAAAGGATTTGAGATAGGCAGGGATGTGGAAGATATGGCAGGAGATATCGGGCGCTGGATGGGCGCAGTCGGTGACTTAAATACTGCATACGAACAAGCAAAAAACCCACCTCTGTTTAAGAGAATCGTATTCGCTAAATCGGTGGAAGAAGAAGCCATGACTATATGGCAACATAAGAAAAAGACTGAACAGATGCGTGAAGAGTTACGCAGTCTGATTTCATTTATGCGAGGTCCAGCGGCATGGGATGAACTCATTCGTATGGAAGCATCAATTAGAAAAGACAGACAAGACACAATAAAGAAACAGAAAGCCGCACAAGGTAAATTCTTTGAATATCTTTTCGCAATCATAATTGCTCTAGTAGGAATTGCTATGGTGTCTTTTATCGCATATTTAGTTTATGCCAATTCAAAGTATTATGTAGGATGACAACTCTTATCCTTAGTGGCGTATTTTATACTCACCAATGGATAAATGGTTATAATATGTTTGTTAAGATTTGTCGATATAAATCTATCCCTGAGAATCACCAAATATATTCGTACTGGATACATCCAGATTCAATATGTCGTAAAACAATACAAATAAAAAAGAGGACTTAATGTCCTCTTTTTTTACTTTATTACTCTAGTTAATTCCATCCTGGTTTCTAATTCTTTTACTTTAAGTTCTAACAAGCGAACTCTTTCTACTGCAATAGCAACTTCTGGCGGAGGTGTCCACTCCTCAGTCCACAAAAAGTTCTTTTCAATAGAGACTTCATGCATTGCTGATTTATACTCCATCATTGCTATTCTTTCAACAAGTCCAAAATATACCCATACTGCAAGTGCAACAGTCATTGCAAGACTAACAAGATTTTTTAACGGTATTGTAAACTCAGATTCTTCACTTAATTTATTTTTCACTTTTTTTCTCCAATTGTTCGATGCGTTTTTCCAACTCATCAATCTTCTTAGTTACATGTGGATACTTTTTACGCCATGCATCAGTTGGTTGTTGAAACCATGCCCAACCATATCTTTCGACTAACATGTCTAAGAAATCGTCAAGTTTGTTGTAAGACCAAAGACCCGCTCTGGTGTCTTTGAAGTATGCAAGAAATGCGGCACCAATCAAAGACCCAGCGATAGCAGTATAAATCCACAAAGTATCATCAAAGAGACGCTCAATCAACTCCATGATTTTTCTCCGTGCATTCTACATAGTTTTCCATACTATGGTCGTAAGCACCATCAAAGGGGTGTCCCTTTTCAAATGCTCTCCATCTACCGCGCCATGTATCTTTGATACGTTGCCATGTTGTCATCTTGCGAATTTCACCATGATAGTTGATATAGACTAGTGTGCCGTGGTGACGATACCCCATAAACGCTGGTGGTACTTTAGTGACGATATCATTGTTATTGACATGGCGGAAGTGACTGCACTGTATCGTGTTTATAAAATGCTTTGTTCCTGCTCTAGGTGAACCATATGTATATAGTGCAGAAACTTTTACTCCAAGTCTACTAGCCGCAATAGTTGCCATTGCCGCACCTAGAGAATGACCTGTAATAAACAGGTTCTTATTCTTTTGGTTTGTCTTGACAATTGCCATAACACTTTCCCAAACTTTTTCAATCTCATCATAGAATCCCTTATGTACATACCCAGAGACTTTGCTCTTTTTTGGTAGTGCATTTAGGTCTGCTTTGATATCAGAGACTTCACTTGGTTCAGTTCCTCTAAAGCATATAACCATCTCTTCTTTATTCACAATGATATAGCATTGTGCGCCGTCAATAGAGATGAACTTTACACTACCATATCCCAAAGATTTATACTTTTCTGTACCTTCTTTTTTACTCATGTAAGCAGTATTAGCAAGTACAGCCATTCTATGACAATTGTTTTTCAACATATAATATTCCTATTTCTTTGAAGCCATTGCTTCTTTTGCATAGAATGCGGCAACGATTGCGGCAACTGATACAAAATATGTGGGTGCCATATCACCAAGGGTTTCACTTGCTTGCTCAAGCCCTAGGAATGAAGAAAACACAACCGATGCTGGATAGAGCAACATACCGAACAGAGCAAACCATGCCATGTTACGTTGTGCATCCCGCATTGCGTCTGCATCTTCCATTTCTTTACGTTTAAATTCTAAGTGCATATCCATCTCTGCCTTTGAGATATGACCATCACCGTTTGTGTCTGCGCCTGTTACTGCATCAGAATCAATTGTTGTTTTATCTGTCATTGCAAGTTTCCTCTGTTTTTTTCGTGTTTTCCCATAAATATCTTGGCAAAGCCCTTGACACACGATAAGAAGTGTGCTATCATGTACAAATGATTGAAAAATTCGAAAGGGTTTCTGTTGTGAAACACATATTATTGCCACTAGTATTTATAAGTTTGGGGGCTTTTGTAATCAATTCTTTTTCGGGAACACCAACAAGGGCATCAGAAGTTCCACCAGACCCGGTATTTGATGTTATCTTTGATATGACTGAGATAGGTTGTCTATCAAAAAATATCTACTTTGAGGCTGGGGTCGAAGAGACCGCAGGTAGAGTCGCAGTAGCAATGGTTACTATTAATCGTGTAGTTGATGAAAAATTTCCTAATACAATATGTGAGGTTGTTCGCCAATCAAAACGTGACAAGAAGGGTAACGCTATCAGAAACAAATGTCAGTTTAGTTGGTACTGTGACGGGAAGTCAGACGCACCGTATCAAGGTGAGAACTGGCAACAGTCCCAAAATCTTGCTTGGAAAATTTATGAACTGTATAAAGAAAATAAACTCCTTGACATTTCCGACGGAGCCCTGTATTATCATGCTACATACGTTACGCCTTACTGGGCAGAGTCTATGAAACGTACTACTAAAATTGGTACACACATTTTTTATCGTTAGGAGAATCCATGTCAGTTAGACTAATTTGTTATTCGCAAGTCGAAAAAGACGCATTCATTGGACTTGATAATGTGCAAGAACTTATTGCATATTGTGCTAGGGTGTCAAATCCTTCAAATCAAATGAACAGTGAAACCTCGGAGAAGTTGATTAAGTATCTAATTAAACACGGTCACTGGTCACCACTTGAGATGGTTAACGCCACACTTGAGATTGACACAACTCGTGATATGGCACACCAGATTGTTCGCCACCGCAGTTTTGCTTTCCAAGAGTTCAGTCAGCGTTATGCTAATCCAGAAGACATGGGCGATATGTTTGAGTTTTCAGAAGCCCGACTACAGGATGAAAAGAATCGTCAGAACTCAATTGAAACTGATGACCGCCAGCTGGCTCTAGATTGGCTTCATGCACAGATGCGAGTAGTAAATCTTTGCAAGAAAGAATACGACTGGGCTATTAGCAAAGGTATTGCTAAAGAACAAGCACGAAAAGTCTTGCCTGAAGGTTTGACAAAAACACGTTTGTATATGAACGGTACATTGCGTTCATGGATTCATTACATTGAATTGCGTGGTGCGAATGGTACTCAGAAGGAACACATGCAGATTGCTCATGCGTGTGCAGAAGTAATCTCTAAGATTTTTCCCCTTGCCAAAGACCTAAAAGGATGATATAATGAACGAAGTAGAAAAATACGAAATTGAAAAAATCAATCAAGTTAAGAAGCGGCATCCCCGTAACTACTATGCTACTGATGAAGATATGAAAAACCCTAAACTGCGTAGTGCATCCCCAAAACAAGGTGCCTACAAGAATATTTTTACATGGAGGAAATAAATGGACGACACTGTAGAAATTCAAAGCAAAATGGACATTAAAGATTTCAATCTGAAACTTAAGGTTCTTGTCTCGGAAGAGAACATGCCATATATTGATGCTGTTTGTCTACTATGTGAAGAAAATGAACTTGAGTATGAAGATATTGCAAAGTACATTGACTCAGTAACAAAGATGTATCTAGAAAATGAGTACCGTGAAATGAACTATTTGCCGAGGATAAGCACATTACCGCTATGACTGGATTTGAAGCGTACCGCCAATATCTTGCAATTAAAAACCATTTTGCCCTTGACAGTTACGACTATATCAAGTATAATGGTAAGGTATCGGCAAGTGAGAAGAGTTTTATGGGTCGTAAAGACAAATTCTTTTTCACTAAGTTGGGCAAGAGGTTTGATGACGAGGATTTGAAATACTTCCTCGTTGCAAACTTCTTTGAGAATGAGAAGATTTGGGTAGGCAACTTACTTGATGAGAAGTACATTGATGTGTATAGGCGCTTTCAAAAGAAGCAACAATCAATGTCATATCTAATCAAGTCAGACCTATCTAACATTGCCTCTTACCTAGATAACCACGATGTAACATTCGATGATTTTTTCAAGGTGAGAGACAATGAGTTGCCCCTACTATTGCAGTTTCAACAAGAAGATATAATTCAAGTTGAAACACTCGTTGCGATGGA